TTCCACCACGTGAAAGCGTCTTTGGCTCCGCGTTCCGCTTGCTGCGCCTTCACGGCCGCGCGGATCAGATCCGACGTTTCGTCGTCGCAGTAGATGTAGCAATGCGAGTCGTCCGCCAGCACGCGATACAGTTCGTCGATCAACGTCGAGATCATGTCGTTCGGCATGACGCGGAACCAGTCACGAAGCCGGGGGATGCGTATCCCTTCCAGCTCGCCCGCGGCCTTCTTCTTTTCGTACTCCCGAATCCGCCGCTTGCTGTCGCGGTGCTTCTTCAGGGATGCATAGGGCGGATCCGTGATGACCAGATCGACCGACCCGTCTGGAAGCATGGCGAGCGCTTCGAACGCATCGCACAAGAACACCAGGAAGGGCGAACCCGACACGGATAGCCATTGCTGGGCTATCGCCCAGCGTTGATCAAGCGGCTTCGTCTTCTTCGTCTTCTTCGTCATCTTCTTCCACGATCTCCCGCATCATCATTCGGGCGAAGTCACATTCAACATTGACCTTGAAGCGGCTGTCGCCGTCGCGGTACTTGCCCAGAAACAGTTCCATCAACTTCATGCCGTCGCGAACTGTCGGCTCCCCAATCTCTTCGCCTTCGTCTTCGTCGTCATCGTCATCTTCGATGATCGTCTTCCTGCCCTTGCGCCCGATCTCTAGCGGATCGTTCAGCGACATGACAGCGTCAGCGATTCGGCTCTTGTCGTACGCTTCAGAAGAAGCTTCAGCTGTCGCGACCTTCTTCGCCCATTCGCGACCCGCATGCGTCGACGAAACGACCGCGTAGCCGTCTTCTTCGGCCAGCTCCTTCATTGCCCAATACACTTCGGCCTGTTGCAACCTGAAGTTGCCGCCGTAGGATTCAAGCGACCGAAGATGATCGCCGCTGTCCATGGCGATCATGTCGGCTTCGAAGCCGTATTCTTCGCGCACGTCTTCGATCGCCGCGCGCACGTCCAGAATCGTCGCGGACCGAACAGGCATCGACACGATGTGAAGACGGTTTCGGAACTGGCGTTCAGCCTTCCGAAGCTGTCGCTTCAACTTGCGAAGTTCCGACGGCTTGAAGTCGAAGCCCTTGAACTGGTTATACCGGAAGCCCGACCAACGCGAGTCTTGACGCGCTGCGATCTGGCGCGCTGGCATTTCGAATGCGAAATAGATCGCATTGTATCCGCGCGCAATCGACGCCTGGACCGTGTTCGTCAGAAAGATCGACTTGCCGCGCCCAGTCGTTCCCATGATCAGCGCCAGTTCGCCTTTGCGCAGCCCGCCCGACAGTGTTCGATCGATCCGGGGGAAGCCAAGCGGGATCGTCGTGAACTCTTCGGGATGCTCCTTTTCATGCTTCCGTTGTTCCTGGCGTTCGTCGAACTGTTCGATCCATGGGATGTGCGTGTATTTGCGTTGCCGCGTGACTGACCGCGCGGATTTCTGGATCGCTTTCTCCGCGTCGTCGACTTTGCCCTTCTCCAGAAGAACGGCCGATTCTTCGATCGCTAGCTGAATGCTGACGTGACGAACGAAGCGTTCCAGTTCGTCCAGAATGGCCCGGGGCGATTTCGGCTTCTTCTTGAAGACCTTCTTCGCCAAGACGATGTAAGGCTTCCGCTTGTCGACTTCGTCGAACTCATGACGCGCGCGCGCTGCGACGATCTTCGTCGACGTGCGTTCATGGTACTTCGTCCAGTTGCCGTGAATGACGCCCCACAGCCACGATCGCTCTTTCGTGCTGAAGTGGTGCGCCTGACAGACCGCCGCGGCCTTCTTCAGGAAGGCTTCGTCGCGAAGCGATTGCGCCAGAATGGCGTCTTCAAAGGCTGCATCGAAAACTTCGCTCACCGGCCCATTCTCCGTTCATGGGCTGCCCGCCGCGCTTCCGACCGCGGCTTCCCCTTCAGCGCCTTGCTGTTCGACGCGCCGATCTTCGCTTTCGTTTCTTCACTGTGTCGATATCCAAGCGGACGAAGACGCTTTCCTTTCCGATCACGACTAAGTTTCGTTTTCACGTGTTCAGGACACGGATGCCCGGGGCGTGTATGTCCGCGGTGCGCGTCGCCGATCTTCTTCTTCGTCTCTTCGCTGTGACCGCCAAGCGAAGGCGACCTGTCAGGATCCTTCACGATGTTCAATGACGGGCGCACGCGATCGATCACGATTCGTTCAGCCTGAATCAACTTTCGCCGCGTCGCCGTCTTGAAGTATCGGACCACTCGAAAGCGAAGGCAGCCGTCGCCGTACCGCTCCCACAATCCCTGAAGGAGCCAGTTCGTGTGTGCATTGCGTCGCAAAAGCGACAGGTGGCTTTGCCAGCGCTTCCGACAGTTCAGCGTCGAACCCACGTAGCGCTCCCCTGTCACGTTACACGTGATCACGTACACACCCGGTGCCGCATCGAAGTCCATCAGTCCCCGTAATCCATATCGCGCTTCATCTTCGTCTTCTGCGCGCGCCGACAGTCGCCAGGCTCAAGCCCGACAACCTGATACTTGCCGTCGATCATGCTTTCGATCGTACTCCCGTACATCTTGATCAGATCGTCGTGCGCGACGTTCGATCCGAGCAACACGGGTTCTTCGTCGTCGTACCGCTGTTTTAGGATGTGCTCCAGGCGCGAAGCCAGGAAGCTGTCCGCCTTGAACGACTCCTTTCCTACTTCGTCGATCGCTACGAAGTCGCTTTCGAGCATGGTCCGAAGACGGTTGTCCGCATCGCGATCCCGGAAGCCGCGCTTGATGTCGATGTCGAGTTGCGGAAGCGTCGTGTAGTACGCCGTGAAGCCGCGCTTCAGCGCTTGCGTCAACAGGTAGCTGATGAACATCGTGTTGTGGGTAAGAACGAAGTCCGACGTCACATAAAGTTTGTCAGGCGCATCGACCGAAATACACACGGCATCACCGAAGCCAGACGGTTCTATCGAGACTACGCCACGGCTTGGCTCAAGCATTCTTTTTCGCGACACCCCGCTTCTGTAGCCAAGCCATGCGTCAAGCTTCCTTCGACATGCGAATGGGACGATGTAGCCAGGAAGCTTGATCAGCACGTCGATATCACCGCGGCAATATGCCTTGATCTTCGCGGTGCCCCCAAGCGACTTCGCTAGCTCAGCAACCGATCGCGCCAGTTGCGGTGAAGTCGTACTGAAGCGCGCTTGCGACTTCGATACCGACCCATCGGTGTCCATCAATCCGCGCAAGACAGCTATTCTCTGATCGACAGACCCAAACATGTACGATTCGGGAACGAACTTTTCGGACGAATGAAGCCCCCATAACCCCAATCTTGAAAGCTCACGCACCAAAAGATTCGGACCGCACCCAGCGCCCCCTGTCAGATTCGCCGAGACACAACCGTTTTTTCTCCTCTGTTTGATCGTCAACCCGCTTGGAAGAACGATTCGATCCAAGATGTCTAAGTCTTGATTGCCAATCGTCAACATTGGCGATGTCCCTCCGAACGTACCGTCGCCAAGCAACACGCCAAGCGTGTACGGATCGATTTCCTGCCTTCGTTTTCGAAAACGAATAGGCGCAACCATCGGGGCGTACATCCGGAATCCGCCACCACGGCGCAACGGAACACCAGTCCATTCTTTCAACGAAGCTACTTCCCTTCGCGTCGACAGCTCCCCACCATTCGAATAGACACGATCAAATGCCCACAGATGATCCAGCGTTGATTCGGCGATCGCGCCATCCGAAAAGCGAATAGAGTAAAGTTCGCGCGACCCTTGCGGGAAAACCCCTGTAACGGTTGTCTCGCGTCCGTTGGACCCAATGACGCGATCGCCAGGCTGCAAGCTCCCGATCGGAACCCACCCCTTCATCGTCAGCACTGGGGCGTCTACGCTTTGCGCTTTCCCGACGCCGTTGTCACCGACGAACAGAAGCGAGTATCCGCGACGAAGCGCGGTCTTCAGGCGCCGCCGATACTGGCAAACGATTTCGTCGAAGACGTCGCGGTTATAGCTCACGTCCGCCGCCGCGACGGTCCAGAAAGACTTCGGGACGCATGCTTCGAAGCACGCGACGAAGTATTCCGCGCGCGGGTTCCCATCGCCGTGTTTTTCCTCCATGGCGACGCGGTACTGTTCGACGTCTGATTCAGCCCGCATCTGGCACCACAGCGAAAACGTGTTCGCGCAATCGCTCCAGTGCTGCCAG